GCGCTGATTATACCATTATTGGTGTACGCGAGTTACTGTTATGTACACCGCCTCCGATATGGGATGGAAAGGGCCGGAAGGGTCTAAATCCAGATATACATTTGTGGCGCTTGCGCCAAATCGTAATTGAACATAGCAGTTTGATGGCAGTTCAATTTGCTCGTTCAAAGGCATTAGCTTAGGGCGATTGTTGTCGTGAATGGTATACCGCCTAGCATACTTATCATCGGTGCCATTTACCTGATACCACAACCACACTGTTTTATCGACAGTGCTGTTTGAGGTTATTTGAGCGTGCCCTGCAAAATTGTAAACGCCTGCTTCTGAAATTTTAATTTTTGTGTTATCTGTTGGGTCCAGTGAAATGCCACCGCTAGTCGAGACAGCCCTTGACCACGGAACCGCCAACTCCGTGTTTGGAAAATTCACGTTAATAGTTGGCCCTGCTGTAAAGCTACCAAAACCATTGCTTAGAACAACCTGCCGCCACTCTCCCTCTTTTGCTACTACGGGGTAGCCATCGCGGTCCCATAAAATCGTTCCGTTTTCACTAGCATTGTCACCCGCTACCAAGGTAGCCAGTTTGCTTTTTGTGCGTGTCAAAAAGTCATTAAGTCTTTCAGCCCATCTGCGATATTCAGTCCTACCGGCTGACGGTGGCCGTTCCGCTAAGCTCATCGCTCGCCTCCTGCTGTCGCATTGATGCGCATGGTTCCTGCCTTCCAGTCATTGAGCTCAACACCAGTAATACGCATTCGCACTTGCCTGCCTTGGAATCTAACGCCAGTTGGGTTTAGCATGGTAAATGGACCGTGCGAGTATTCTGTCGATGTTGGGTAAAATCTGGTTTTAAAGGTTAACGTGATATCCCCCAAGTTGCTTTCGTCAGGAATAATCTCGTTGACCTTCATTATTTGAGCGCCATCGCCTATAGATATAGGCCCGCTCTCTACAAATGGAAGCTCGCCATCATGCGCATAATTTAACTCGTGATTATATACATCGCCATTTGGCGCAAACCATATTGGGTTTGTAAACACGCCCAAATCTATTGCAGACGTACGGGATAACGTACCGATATTCCAGTGCCGTTCTTTGTAGTCGTAAACAACGTATCGGTCATTCTCATTGCTCGACCCGCTTGGGTAGAACCACCATAGCTCATTAAACTGGCTGTTATCAACGCAGGTCACTTTAGACTGCTCTGCCTTGTTTATGTCCTTAAATATATAATCATGTACATCACAGGGCATCTCAACTACGGCTGAGCCGTTGTATGCAAAAAACCCATTATAGCCCATCCAGAATGCGCCCTCATCGATAGCTATTGCGCAGTGCCGGCTTATCGCTCCACAGGCTGTGCCTACCCTCTCAAATCCGTAAACTACGGGAGGGCCGCTGTACGTTGCCGCATGAGCGTCTGTGGTGGTCAGAATTAGTGTCCTACCTCTGGTGTTTATGCCTAACTGTATTTCACCGTTTGACTGTAGCTCGATGTCGCCTGCTTGGTTTAGTGCCGTAGGGGCCCAGTCAGTATTATCCTCACGGTCACACCACTGCACCTTGCGAGGATTTCCTCCTGCACCTAGAGCAAACAAAAAGCGTTCTTCAGTAACTACCAAGGCACTGTTATCTATCGGAGCATTTGCAATGACTGCGGCAGGATTCGCGGTGTTTAGGGTCCACTCGTATAACTTGCCATCACTATTGGCGCACGCTACTAAATACTCGCCCCAAGTATCTACCGCCCATGTTGTAGCTTCTAGGCCAATGTTATTGCTAGGGCGCTCAACACCAAACAAACCTAACCCAAAATAATAACCGCCAAACCCAATGTTAGGTTCAGAGTCGATTGTGCCAACAGTATAGCCGGCAGGGGTAATATCGGTTTTTACGCCCACACCGGAAATGTGCCACAACTTGTTATATGTGCCTGCGGCAATGTGAGGATTAGAGCTATTGTCTATCCAACTAACTGATCCTCTGGCCGGAGCCGCTATGTTAATATCAACCGGACTCGCGCTGTTGGTAATATCCTGACGCTTTTGCCATCCACCAATAGGGCGAACGGCATTATTCTCCCAACGTATAAAGTTGGCATCTCGCCATCGATTAGCTGACTCTAGATCAGTACCGTGCCTGTAAACTCCCGCAGGAATTTTTAAGCTAATTAAAGGCATTTTACTTCCTCATGTTCATTATCTTGTCAGCGCCTTTAATGCCAAAACTGGCAGACACTGCGATAAACAATAAATATTGATACCAATCAGGCAGATTATTTAATGCGGCAAATGCCTGCTCAACTCTATGTATTATAGTCATGTCATCTACAACTATTGCATAGCCAATAAAGAACAGGGGCAAGCTTAGAATAATCGAAAAAAATTCGTCTTTCCACGATGAAGCGGAAGCGTCTGCCATCTTTGCTTCCCAGTCAGCATCATTCTGAATCACATTCATTTTAGCTTCATGTTTTGCCTTTGCCTGCTCTGCTTTGTTTTTCAAAAAGCCGCCTGCCAAATCTGCAATAGGGCCGATTAATAATTTCAACATCACAGCACGCCCTTCTCGATCAAAAATAATCCAATGATTAAAGGGTAAATACCCCAGAGCATAACCTCAGTTTTTTTAAACCGCTCACTGCCTTGATCCAGTCTTTTTTCTATGCCTTGGCACCGCTCACTGATCATCTCCATGCGTACAGAGCACTCACGCTCATGGGCCTCCAACCTCAATATTGCCTCCTTAACTGTTGCCATTGATCGCTCCTAGCAGTGTCGCAAAAATTTGATAGCTTGCGTAAGCCAAGACAATAATTCCACCTACTTGCACGCTATTCCAAAAAAATGCTTTGCGCTTTCTCTCTTGCGCGTAAATAGTTTTCTCTCGCTTCTCTCTGATACTTCGCCTGAGAGCCGTGAGCTCGTTATAGCCCTCTGGTCCGTACTGGTACATAAGCAAAGTGCGGAGCTCTTTTTCTTGGGCCTGAATTTTTTTCTGGTGAGCATATATCTGCATTGCTTCCTGCTCAACAGATTGTGATGCAACAATTTTCTTAAATAGGGGTGGGTTTTCTGCCCTTCTCTGACATTCATTTAAATCACTTACTGCTCCGTACCAACGCCCTACTTGCGTCAAGGTATCTTCTACATCGCGCCCTGCTTCAACCATGCGCTTGATTGTGCCAAACGCATTAGTTGCAATACTTATTGCAGTGACCGGATCAATCATAGTCCTGCCGCATCCAATCTAGCCTTTAGTGCATCGTTCTCTGCCTTCAGGTCTTTGATAGCATTGATCATGGCGAACGTAATCGGTTGCATATCAATGTTGTAAAGCTCAGTATCTTCAGCATCTTCCTCATTTAATTTTGCTTCATACGTTCCGATAGCTTCAGGGAAAATTGGCAGTACATCCTGTGCAATTACACCAACATTGTCTTGGCTAACTTCAGTCTGCCCCTTACCGTTAAAATCATATAGCTTTGTGTTTAGCTGACAGATTTCATCCAAGCCTTTGTCGTAGTCCCTGATGTTGTCTTTGGTGCGCTCATCGGAAGTGTTAGTCCAGTAGATACCACTCGACTTTGCGGCATTGCCGTTTACTTGAAGGTTGTACACTGGGTTAAGCATATTTACGCCAACTAGCGCAGTCGTAGCCCCAATATTTTTTTTGACGACAAACGCAGTTGCTCTGTTAGTATCACTTTGTCCACAGCCAACAGCAAACAGGTGCGGTATAGTGTTTTGCCATTGATTCCATTGCCCCACCACAACCTGCCCAACAGCATTACCGTTACCTGAAGTTACAGGTGTAGTAACACCTTTACCAAATGCAAAGTTAGCCTCCGCATCACTGGCGGTAGCACCATAACCAAATGCTATGCCTCCATCACTGAAGCACAGAGAATCGTTGCCACCCGCCATGCCGTTATTTTCATAGACCTTACACTCATACCCCATCGCAAAACCTTGGTTTGCAGACCTCCCCGCAGGTGGCGATGTTTGACCTACCTCACAGAGCGCACCAATAGCCATGCTGTTGTTGGCATTTGTATGGGTCATATTGCCGCCACCCAATGCAAAAGAGTTGATGCCATATGCGCGGGTTTTAACATTTGCCCATGTTGAGCCAAACGCAAAAGAGTTTGTGCCACGCGCCTCGCACTCATATCCCCCAACAAATGAGTTGTCTGCACTTGCTTGTATGCTAGTGTTATATCCAGACACCAATCCAAAACTGGAAAGCGCGGAGTTATTGTTACCTGCAACTAAGTTGTTATCTCCTGTGACGGTGTGGTTAGCTCCGCTGATTGCGTTTAGAGTAGCACCGCTTCCACAATCATTGTCATAGCCAGATATTAAATTTAGATCGCCATCGTTCTGATGCTCCATTCCAACTACCAACGCGCCATAACCTGCGTTTGTACAGTTGTCTCCAATGACAGCGGATCGAGTAGAGTTGTTGGTTACATTGCCTACTGTGATTCTGCCGGTGGCTAACAGATCAACAAACTCAACATTATCGGTTGTAGCTAACCCCTGATTGATTGCTTTAACAGCGGCTTCATTAGTCAGCTCAGAATCCATTAAAGCGCCTGCGGCAGTGACGTTGGCAGTGTCGGTTACATCTGCAAGGGCCTCGATGCCGTCTAGCTTCGTACCGTCAACAGACACATCTCTGCCATCTACGGTAGAGCTCGCGGCCATAATAATGTTGTCGCCTGACGATACAGATATACTGGTGCCGCCAGTCACAGCGCCCAAGGCCAGTGTCTGCGCCAAGGTTTCATTACCGCCCGCACCTGCATTTGCCCAAGTAAATGTGCCATCACCATCTGACTGCAATACTTGGCCGGCAGTGCCGTTACCAGATACATTTAGTTGCAATGCGCCAATACCATTATCTGTAACGCTAAACTCATTAGTCGTTAAGGTCAGGCCTGTGCCTGCAGTATAGGTGGTGTTGTTATCCGTGCTATCGATAGTAAAGTTGGGGTAGGTTCCGGTAACTGTTGTTGCGCCAGTGCCCGTTAACGCCACAGTTTGATCCGGTGCGTCATTGGTAATAGTAAAGCTAGGATAGGTTCCGGACACGCTTATAGATGTCCCTGCAGTCAGCACAACCGTCTGGTCAGGTGCTGTATTGGCAAACTCCGTGCCTGTCAGGCTGAGTCCTGAGCCTGCCGTGTAAGTAGTATCTGTGTCATCGGTCCAAATGGCGTTAGCGCCTGCACCTTGAGACTTTAATACCTGACCTGCTGTACCGGTGGAACCGCCAAAACTAACAGTGCCGGTGAAAGATGCATTTTGCAGGTTCGTAGAGCCGCTTAACAGACCGTCTAAGGCCGTTAAGTTAGCATTGAGCTTAGTACCCCATGTTCCGTCAGAACCGTCTACTTCGGGCAGTACAAAGCTATATACGGGAGTAGTAGTGTCAGCCATTAAGAGACCCTTTTCCAACGATAAACAACGATATATGGTTGTAGGTTATTATGCGCTCCACCTCCACCCGCTGTGGTAGTAGTCTTTGTGTAGAAACTAGACGCACCATCACCGGCACCGCTAGCACCAGAGCCCCTAGTGTTTTCCCAATCGTAGTTATGCGCGTGAGATGGCATTTCTGCCTCAGTCAATGTGTGAGTCTTGGCACCGCCAGTTTCACCGTTGACGTTAAACTCAGTCTGACCTGTGTCAATACAAACGGTTACGCGCCCCTGCCCAAATAAAGACCATGTGCCAACGCCAAATGTGGTTGCAGGGTTTTCCGTGCTTGTGGTTTCGTACAAACAGCCTGCAGGATAAACAATGTTTGCAACCTGAGCATTTGTTAGCCCGCCACTAGTTGCTATCGAGACGTTGCCTGTGCCATCCATGCTCGTACTGCCAGTTATTGCCCCTGTCAGAGAAATAGTGCGAGCGGTAGTCCATTTGTTAGCCTGAGTGGCAGTCGTAGCTGTCCCGACCAAGTTGCCGGTAACGGTGCCAGTCACATCGCCAGTTAGATTGCCTGTAAAGCCCCCTGAAGCCGATGCGGTAGTAAAGGCACCTGTTGATGCGCTGTTAGCTCCCACGGGCGTACCGTCAATTGAGCCGCTGTTTATATCAATGCCAGTAATAGGCTGATCACCACCCAACAGATCATCGAGCTTCTCTGTGTTGGAGTTTAAATCGCCACCCCATGTATTTAGGTCAGCGCCTACCGTTGGCGTGATTAAAGAATAATTTGTTGTAGCCATTTAAGTGGTCCTCAAGTCCTCGTATCTTGCCAGTCTGCATCTGACACTGTTTGATCAGTCCATACTGATGGTATTAATGTTGCGTCTTGCCACGTTGCGGGATTGGTGGGCGTGTTATCCCAAATGTTAATTAAGTTGGCTGTCATTAAAGATTGCGTGACAGACTCCAACGCAATTAATTTCAGCTTGCGTAAAAATGCCGTTGTTGCACTAACGCTGTTAGAAGCCAAGTACATATTGGGCGATCCCTCAGTACCGTATACTCCATAGCTGTAATAAAACTGCCCGTACTTCATGTAAGCGTCACATCTATATCGCCTATCGAGAAACGAACAATATCTTCATCTACGATTGTGCGCGTCTGCTGTAGGTTTGCAGAAATCAACATATTGCCACCGGTTAATGCGTCATGTATTCCTGCGTAGTTTACTGTGCCCCAATCCGCTGTTGCCTGAAACTCTACGTTATTTGTGTTCGCACCTGCAGAGGCCGTTACAGAAAATGCCGCAGACTGACGGGAGTAACCGGAGCCTGTAATCTCAGAGCCACCGCTCAACGGATCACCGTTCCACAGCGAGACATACAATGTAGTAGGTGCCGTGTATGCCGTGTTAGTCAGCACATGGTCCAACAATTTATTTTCTAAATACGGGGTAAAGCTCATCTCTCTCTCCGGAAGGTTGCAGAGTGGCTAGTATCTAAACCTCTAATGCGGGTAGCCAAGCCAGTGCCAGAATACTTAGAGTTATCAGACTCTTGATTGAGTCGCTGTACTGCCGCGCCATATAACTGAGCCCACACGGTGACTCTAGGATCTTCTGCCAAGTAAGGCGCAGAGTGTAGCAGACTGCCGTACAAGTAAACGTCTGGCGCAGTAGATATAACCCAGTTAGTCAGATCAGTATCAGACAGCGCAGGAATTTTCTGTATGTATACAAGCTCAGTCGTAACACTACTAGACGGTGAAGGCCAAACCTCAAACTGGTCCTCTACGTTGCTGTAGTATCTGGGCTCTCCTGCAACATCGTTGCTGTTCGATCTTCTCTGGTCCATTGCCGCTGTGCTTAAAAACTGCAGAGGTCTGGTCCCGTTGCCTAGCACTGTAAATCGAATTGTCTCAACCCAATCTGCAGGGCGAGTCAGGTACTGATCATTAAGAGTAGCCGTTGCGCGGTTCTCCATTTGCCAGTGACGGATATCACGCGCCATTTGCGCCTCTGCCAAACTGATAAAAGTTGGTATGACAGCGGTCAGGTCTTGACGGTTTAGAAAGTCAGCAATGCTAGACTTCAATTCTGTGTAATTTGTTAGTGCCATTATCTACTCCGGTTAAGGGCCGATTTTAACATTTTTACTGCAATAGTCCTACAGGCTGTCTAACATCAATTGCAGGGGGTGGCGTGTCTACGAGCTCACCTTCAAGCGGATACATCCTGCCTAGCAGTCCTTCCTCGCCTTTTGTGCCTACTGCACGCCTAGCTTTGCCTGCAAGGCCAAACCCGTACAGGCTAGCAACGAGTGCGCCCAGATACCCTAGTCGCGGCATAACTTCTTCCTGCACCGCTTCAGGCAGTTGCTTGTAGGCATCGATGGCAGGCTGTACAGTTTCTGCTATTTCCTGCTTGATGGTTTTGTCATCCGAACCTTTATACTCAAGCGCCTTGCCTATAGGCTCAACCACATAGGTTTGCATTCCTTGGGCAATTGTATCCATGACCTTGTTGTAGCCTTCTGATGGATCGCCTAACAG